TGCTAAGTGTTTCTCTGTGGGAGCAGATGTAGTAACAATGCCTCCTGCAATTTTCGATAAGATGTATAATCACATCTTAACTGACAAGGGACTTGAATTGTTCCAAAATGATTGGAATTCTATTAATACAAAATAATGGCATTATCGACACAAGTAGAAGAGGGATTACGAGCTGCTGAAAAGGAACTTCGTGAGACTCTCGCTTTTGCTGCTAGAGCAGAAAAACCTTATATTGTTAGAGAGATTGGAGGTATGATTTCTCATATCGATAATTTACTCTCAACAGACAATCTGTTTGATAGAATGGATAAGGTCATCGGTGATCTGGAAAAGGAGAGAGATGACTGACTGGAGGTACAATGATGAACGTATGAAAATACGTCAAGAATCTTTTTTAGCCCTTAAAAATTACAATGATTTAGATCATGTCAGGTTCCTCTATGAATTTTGCCACCTCTGGGTATCGCAGGGGAGAAAGGACACAATCGGAATCGAAGACAGTTTTCTTAGATTCTACGAAGACTCGAAAAGTACGTGAAGATTCCATAGTACGAGTTCCTGATGCTCTAAGTTGCGGTAAAGCACTAGAAGGTCGGGTTCTTTTTATAGGTGATCGTTCAAGTCGTTCTTTAAATGGAACAAAACATGCGGTATATCTTACTGTCTGTATAAACGAAAAATCCCTTACAGGACTTTTAGTATTTGAACACGAGTGGCCCACTTTAGAAGTCGTTAAGTATTAAATTTATGTTTACAATATACGGAAAAGAAGGATGTGGTGTCTGTAACAAGCTTATAATGGTTATGGATATGATTGGGAAGGATTATGAGTATAAACTTCTTGGTGTGGATTACACTGAAGAAGATTTTGAAACTAAATTTCCCAATAAAAATATGTTCCCCCAAGTAGAATTGGACGGTGAATATATTGGAGATTGTAAAAAGACTATTAATTATTTAAAAGAACATAGGGTCATTTGATATGGCACTTGGAGACATCGACATAAATAAGGGCGTTGAACTTTTACTAAAAGGAGAACCTAAAAAACCAGAACCCAAAAAGACTTTTGAGTTAAGATTTGAAGTCCTGAACAGGGAAGTCAATCTTTCTCTAGACATTAAAAAGAAGACATAACCACGGAGAGGAGCTATGGAAGCTACAGCACTTGTTATAATGACTTTATTGTGCGTGACATTTCTGATGATTGGTGGTATAATAGGCTGGTTAGCACAACAAAATAAATTACTCTATCCTCATCAATACGAGCAGGTTGCATATGCACATCCAGAAATGTTTGATGAACATGGTAATTTGATCCCAGATGAGATTTTAGCACTTCGATTTGAAAACAACTATGACGACAGCGAAGAAGACACCGACGAAGAGGAGTAAAACTACAGCGACTCGTAAAAGGGCTACTACAAAGAAGCCCACAGCTACACGAAAACCAAGAACAGTGGCAGTTAAAAAACGGGAACTGCCACCCAACCCCTTGGTTCATGAGATTCTAGAAGCAGTTGATTCTGAAAAGGTTCATACTAAAAAGGTAGATCTAATTAAGACTCATTGTAACAATGATGGCATGAAGATGCTTTTCATTTGGAATTTTGACGAAAGTGTCATATCCATGCTTCCTGATGGACCTGTTCCTTACCAACCAGTTGATGGTGATCAACAGGCAGATCCAGAAAAGGGAATGCCTCAGAGAACTACTATTCGTAATGGTGGAAGACAATTCTATCGTTTTGTCAAAGGTGGTGATGATGCTTTGAATAAGATAAAGAGAGAAAGTATGTTTATTAATTTACTTGAAACTCTTCATCAAGAAGAAGCAGAGATTCTTATATTGGTTAAGGATAAACAACTGGGTTCAAAGTTTGGTATTACTAAAGAACTAGTTTCAGAAGCTTTTCCAGAGATTACTTGGGGGAACAGAAGTTGAAGATAATTCACGAAAACTGTGATCCTAAATTAGCACAGGATAAGAAACTTCCCTATACAGCATATCTTGTCGAATATCGTAATGAGGAAAAAACTTGTTACGATATTGCTTTAGGCGATAGTACAGTTGAGATGTTTGACTATTACTATGATAAGTACAAGAATGTCGTAGCATGGAAACAGTCTGATGGTCAGGTCAATCCCAAATTGTGGAGAGAGAATATGATCAAGAAGTCTGAACCTAAAGCACCTGAGAGGAAGACTAGAAAAAGAAAACCAAAAGATGGTGAGGAGAAATAATGGGACAAAAAACTATTGTATATCGTATCCGTCAGGATGGTATTGTTGAAGAAAGGGTCGAAGGAGTTTTCGGTGCAGAATGTGAAGAACTCACTAAGAATATCGAAAATAAACTAGGAGATGTTTCTTTCAGACAACATCAACCACAGTATTATCAAAAAGCTACTACAGAAGAAAATGTCACACTTAAGCACCATCAGGACTAAAATTAAAGATAAGGATGCCCTGTTGGAAGCTCTTCAAGTACTCAATTATGAGGTTGAAGTTGATAAGACTATGGTAAATCCAGCCAATCACCAGCATGAAGAATTGACTGTTCATGTTTCAGCTGGAAAGGATATTGGATTTAGGTTGAATCCAACAACAGAGACATATGAGTTAGTAACAGATCTTCAGACATGGAATCAACCTATTCCTGTTGAAAGGTTCCTTGATAAATTGTCACAACAATATGCAAGGACTATATTACATGCAGCTGTTAAAGAGGAAGGATTCCAAATTGCAGAAGAATGGGAGATGGATGATAATTCCATAGAACTTACAGTTACGAGGTGGGATTAATGGATGAAGTAAGACAAGATCATGTTGGCCAACAAGGTAAGGTCGATATCAATGCCGAAGAATATAAGAAGGTAATGAAGAAGTATAAGAAGATTAAGAAATATATGAAGTCCTCGATATTTGCCGTGAAAACAATGGATGAGACCGAAACCTTGGTATCTGGTCTATTGAAAGAGGCGGGTGAAATCGAAGATGAAGTATGAACTAATTGATAATTTTCTGTCAGAAGAACAATTCCGACCAATCTACGATGCCTTTATGGGTATGGAGATATTTTGGCATTGTTACGATGGTGTAGTAATGCCTGGTGATGGAAAGATTCAATTTGTTCATCCTTTATATTCTGATTTTCAACCACAGAGTCCATATTGGATGAAGTTACAACCTATATTTGATAAACTGGAACCAGTTTCATTTGTTAGGAGTAAAGCTAATCTAAATATGAAAACACCTGTTCATGATGAACATTCCTTTCACAGTGATGTTGACGATTGTATAACTTCCATTTACTATATTAATAGTAATAATGGATATACTGAATTTGAGGATGGCACTAAAATAGAGAGTGTTGAAAACCGTATGCTTGTTTTTAATTCAAATTCTAAGCATAGAGGAGTAACCTCTACTGATACCTTGAAAAGGGTGTTAATTAACTTTAACTACTTCATATAATATGGAAAAGGAAAAACTTAAAGCCGTTGTTAAAAACTTGAAATCTCTGGTAAATGTGTTAGAATCGGAAGTCTATTCTGATATAGATGCATACACCACTAAGATTACTGATCATTTAAAAGGACCACATTATGGAAACAGTGAAGACGACGACGGATACACCGACTAATTGTATGGCGAAAAATGTATCTTTAGTATCAGTTACCCCTGATGCGGAAAAACTGATGGCTTATATTGCCCGAGTTTCTAATCCGTCTAATCAGGATAACGATAAGTTTGCTGGTTTGCTCAGATATTGTATCAAGCATAATCATTGGTCAGTTTTTGAACAGTCCTCTATGACATTAGAGATTGAGACTACTCGTGCTATTGCTGCACAGATATTACGTCACAGGTCATTTACTTTCCAAGAATTCTCTCAGAGATATGCTAGTACAAGTGAGTTAAAGGAGATTGAACTACCAGAACTCAGGAGACAGGATTTAAAGAATCGTCAAAACTCGACAGACGATTTGGATCCTGACGATATAGAGAAATTAAATAGACAGATGAATACTCTGTTTAGTTCTGCAACTAATCTGTATCAGCAGATGTTGGAATTGGGTGTTGCTAAAGAATGTGCTAGAATGGTATTACCACTCTGCACTCCTACTAAGATCTATATGACTGGATCTTGTCGTTCTTGGATACACTATATAAATTTACGTTCTGCACATGGAACACAGAAGGAACATATGCAGATTGCAGAAGCATGTAGAGATGTTTTTGTTGAAACATTCCCAATAGTGTCGGAAGCTTTGGAATGGATTACCACTGAAGAGGAACAAGATTAATGGCTACCTATCCTGTGAAAAATACGGAAACTGGGGAGACAAAAGAAGTTATTATGAGTATCCATGATTGGGATAAGTGGAAGGAAGACAATCCCCTTTGGATTCGTGATTTCTCTGATCCTAGTACATGTCCAGGCGTTGGAGAAGTTGGTGAGTGGAGAGATAAACTTCATAATAAGAATCCTGGCTGGTCTGAGGTCTTGAAGAAAGCAGAGAAGTCTGCTGGTATTCAAGGAAGACTTGCAGGTCGTGGTAT